TGACCATTGACCGTGGAGTATTGGTTCCGGTGCGTGATGAACCGAGGGGTCCGGCGTTCGATCACGTGTATAACCCTCAAGTGATGCTAGATCCCTTGTCCTACGATTTCGCGATGCCGGATCAGCCGGACGACTTCGACGGCGTGGATGTGGAGTATTACGATCACATCACCCGTCAAGACGAAACCGTAGAGTGCCGGCTGTCAGGCGACGCTGGGGAGCGAGTAGAGAAGCTTCGAGTGGACGGTATAGGCATACGGTATAAAGCTTGGCAGTGGGGTATGCGTCGACGTCGCGGCCATCTTTACCGTCAGCGGCAGTACAGCTTCAAGACAGAGCTAGACGCATTGAACAGCGCGTACTTCGATTACGTCGCCCTGGGAGTAACAACGCCCGGTTACGGGCAATCGGCCGAAGTCGTCGGCTACGCCGCAGGACCACCCGTCACTCTCGAATCATCAGAACCGCTAGATTGGTCCGTATTGGGTGTCTACAAAGTGTTGGTGCGCCGTAAGGACGGCACAGCCTCGGGTCCGTACGTTGCGACACGGGTTGACGATTATTCGTTCACAATCCCAACCCTTGATTTCGTGCCGGACCTGAGCGGACAGATCGACACGCCGCCGATCATCCAGTTTGGGCACGAATCGAAATGGTGTTTCCCTGCGCTGATTACGGACGTGTCGCCGCAGGGCACGAGGACGTGCAGCGTGAAGGCGGTAAATTACGACGAACGTATGTACCTTGACGATGACGCGTTTCCGCCGTAGTGGCACATGCGTGATACACTGCCGCAAACTCATTAGGGGTACGCCATGCGGGATCAGTGCGAGACATACGCATACCTTTGGGTGTGTGCCTTACTGGCAGGGATGAACGGTTATGCGGCTGCCGGGGCGGCGATAGGTTGTTGCTTCTACCTAGCGGCGCCTAAAGCTACATCGTTCAGGGAACGTTTCATGCTTACGCTGTTCTCATTGGGTATGGCTTATGGGGGCGGTGTCTACTTTTACGGTGGAGGTCCGCCCTACGATGAGAAAGCCTTGTTCGTATCCGGGGCTATCGGTGCGCTTATCGCCATCGTCTTCACAGCTCTAGGGTACATGGTTGAGAAAGATGGCCCAGTGCCAGAGTGGATTAAGACGATCATCGGTCTCATTCCATTTTTCAAAAGCCGGGGTGGCAATGATGGAGCTTAACGTTCTTCTGCTTTGGGTAGAGTGCGTGATCCATTTCGCAACCTTCCTAATACTCTTCGTCTACAATGGTTCCCACTCACGACAACGATGGGGCGTCTCTATGCTGGCCGTAGGGATCGCCGCATCTAACGTCGGCCTCTTTACCCTCATACTTTTCCATATCGTAAAGCCCGGTCCGGCCATGGTTCACGCGTTGCTGATCTTGGCCTTCGGCTGCGTGTTAGGTTTACTGATCCGGGCGAAAGGTAACGTGGCGAAGATGATCCCGCCTATCAATACGAGAATGTTTCTATGACTCTTAAAGCGGATATTGCTGCGGGTCTCGCGCTGTTGCCGGCTAAGATGAACTCCGGAGACGCTTCGGTCCTGCTCTACGCTACGTCTCGTCAAGAGAACCCTCAGCGCCTGCCTCAGCAAGTTGGCGGTCCGGCCGTTGGCGATTACCAGTTCGAGAAAGGCGGTGGCGTAAAAGGAGTGATGACACATGATGCTGTTAAGGATTTGACTCGTGCAGTTTGCACGGCGCGCAAAGTGACGTTTGATAAAGGATCGATCTATCAAGCGTTGAAAACCGACCCTATCTTAGCCGCAGCACTGGCACGCCTTCTGTACTACACCGATCCGAAGTCTATGCCCTACGCGGGCGATGAATTGGCCGCGTGGCAACTCTACCTGCGCACCTGGCGCCCTGGCGCCTACGCTCGGCAACCGGAAGAGCTACGCGCCAAGTGGACGAAGAGCTACGCGGACGCAATGAAAGCGTATGGTCTTTAACTCAGCTTACGGCTACGCGCTGGCGCTTCTAGTAGGCGCTGGCGGCGCTTGGTACGTCCAAGGGTTGCGCTGGGAGACGGATGTACAGGAACGCGACTTGGCAAGCGCTACAGCGATCAGCGCGAACGTGGACGCGGTGAACCAACAGCTAATCGCGTCACGCACACAGACAGAAGCCATCCGGCAAACTTTCATCGAGTACAAGGCGGGTAAAGAAAATGAGACGAGTGCTCTTGAGCGTGCTGTTGCTGATGGCTCTAAGCGGCTGCGTGTCAAAGCCAGTTGTCCAGCAGTGCGCGCCGATGGAACCGTTCCCGGCGGAACTAGTGCCGGAACCGCAGAACTTGAACCTGCTGCTAGACAAGATTATTACCGTCTCAGACGAGCAGCCGACCAGCAGTTCGCAGATCTCCAGTTCTGCCGGTCGGAATTGAAGAAGCGGTCCGCTAAGTAGACGGAGTGGAATTTGCTTTAACGGACGCGTCCCAAGCGCTTCGAGCCAATTTTTCTTCCGGTTCTGACATAGTGTCATATCTGTGCAGCATTACTCTTTTGCCTTGATAGAGCATGGGGGTTTTCTCGTCCATCCACTCTTCGAACTTCTCGTCTTGATCACTCACAGTAATACTCCTCTTCCTCAGTTGCATTTTGCGCAGCGGCTGTCGCCTGGCAGATAACCTGGGCGTCCTGCGTGAAGTACGCGGCCACTGGCACCGGGCCGTTTGCGGTTAGCATGTAGAGCATGGCTAGGATTTTCATTTAGATTCTTCTCTTGCAGCGCGTACAGGCCGCAAAGTGGCCTCCGTTCGTAATGTTGCGCAGAGGACCGCACTCACAAACCTTTGGTGCAGGCGGGATAACAGCGGGCTCTCCACATGCCGAATACCCCATCCCGAAATCGTGTTTCGGGCAATCGCACTTCTCGGAGTCCGGCACCCCTTGGTGGTAATGCTCGAGACCTCGAAGCTCTACAACCCAAGTCGCCTTATGCCCGTTTTGGCATTGAACCGGGATACCAATTTTCATTTTGGTATCCTCCAGTAAGACCCAACGTTCTCCACGAGACCGCGTTTCTTAGCGCGCTGTAACGCTCCAGCTACCTGCCGAGTCGTGAAGGGGATGCCTTTCTGTGTGAAGAGCTGCATAGTGAAATGGTGGACGCAGCCGCCGGCGTCTTCGACACAATGCAGCACCATGTATTCAAGCGTCATAGGCTCCTGCAACCATGGGTATTTCATTCCGCTTCACTCCTTTTCGCGGCCCGCACCATGCGAGCGCCGAAGAATTCGACTTTCTCAGCGTTGTACAACGCTTTGTTGTCCGCCTTTACCGCGCCACCCATGCGGCCAGTGCAGGTACGCCAGATCGCTTTAAACGCTTCGCCTTCTGCGAATGTCATGCCGAGCGCTTCGATAATGTCGATGCTCTCGGCGGTGTACGGCTTGGCGTTTGGGTCGATGGGGTCAGCGACGTGGCATTTGTAATAGTCGACGCTGCCGCCAGTTTTCTGTTGGGTCATAGTGTGTTGCCCGGGTGGAGTTGACGTTTAGCTGTCAGGTACGCCTGGTGCGCCGCTTCAGCCGTCCTGAAGCTACCGAGGTGAATCTTCTGTCCGTTCGCATGTATCTGCGCGAGGAAAGCGTATTTCTTTTCGGTAACGCCTAGGAAGCCGCAACCGTTATTTCTTCGGGCCCGTTTTTCATTCTGGCAATTCAGGGATTTAGAAACGTCGCGTAAGTTGGATATACGGTTGTCGTCTTTCACGCCGTTAATATGGTCGATGTCCTTCAAGGGCATTTCACCGTAGAAAGCCAACCACGCTAAGCGGTGGGCCATGTAGGTTTTTCCGCAAACAACGATCTGGCGATGACCTTTTGAGTCATGACAGCCTGCCAAATCACCGGCTCGCGCAGTACGGGCTCTGTACACTTTCCAATGGAAATCGCCGGTATTCGGGTTGTACGAGAGCAGTCTATTAAACAAATCGTAATCCAAGGCGTTCATGCCGCGTCCTCTATTGGATTGAAGCCTCGGTCTCTCATCGCCCGAAGCAAGATATCTTGTACCTCGCGCTTGGTCTGCAGGCGTTCAAGCACTAGCTCGTCTACTGTGTCTGATGCGAGGATAAAATGATGGAACACGGGGCGGTTGTGCCCGGCTTGAAGCTGACGAACTGGCCCGTTACGTTCGATAATCTGTTGATGTTCTTCAAGATTCCACGAAATTGAGAAGAACACCAGAATGTTGCCACCATCCTGCAGGTTTAGACCGTGACCTGCACTGGCCGGATGGGCGAACATGATCGGGATCTCGCCGCGGTTCCACGCATCGATCGTCTCCGGCTTCTTGTCCAGGTGTCGGCCTTGTGGAAATCTTGATAAGAGCCTTTCCAAATCGCTCTTGAAGTGATACGCCACGAGCACCGGCATTCCGGCTGCCTCCTCTAGGATTTCCTCAAGCGCGTTCAGCTTTTCGTCGTGGATCTTTTTCCACGCCGGACCGCCCTCTACATAGGCCGCTCCGCTGGCAATTTGTAAGCAATTGTGCACGATCAATGGCTTACCGTCTTTTCCGCGAACGGTAAAGCGGTGTCTTGGACCGGCGTTGATAAGGTCATAGACAAGCCGAGCGCCTTGAAAACAGGCCATCCTTTCTTCAACCTGGCCCGAAGCGTTACGGTCTTGATATCGTAGAACCTGGCCGCCTGCGCAACCGTCATACGCCCCGCAGGAGTATTCAGCCATACGTTGAAGCGAGTGTTGTTCGATTGCTCCCGAACCGTAGCCCATCGACAGTTGTCTGCCTGATAATTGCCATTGTTGTCCTTGCGCTCGATCGTAAGATCGTCCGAATAAGTCGAGCCCATGTCTTCCCAAAAAGCGTCGAACGAATCGCGCCAGCGTTCGCAAACCGAAATGCCCCGGCCGCCGTAGTTCGGCCAATCTTTGTCGTTTGGGTTGCTGCACCTGGATTTCATGTTGCTCCAAGTGTGGAAAGCCCGGTGCTTCGACATTCCATGAGTGCCCCAAGCATCCAAGAGCATTTCCCGCCGCTTGCATCCGCAAGACTTCTTCTCGCCCCTGTTGGGGTTCCTCAAATTGGTCCCGATACACGTTACGATCTTCCCGCATACGCATCGCGCTTCCCACAGCGCTCTGCGGGCAATGGTGTCCGTAGATCCCGAGCGCCTGAGCACCGTCAGGTAACCGAACACTTTTCCGGTCAAATCTACCGCTGGCATTGGCATGGTTTATCTCCTCGGCTGTGTGCCAACCACTTTTCGTCAGAACCTTGTGGTCTGGCGTCATGGTGACTCCGAAGCAATCTACGACAGACTTATAACCGTGGCAAGCTAATTTGTAGACACTTACCCATTCGACCCCATCCCACACCAGATCCCCTTGGGCGAATTTCTCAATAGGTTTCCAGCCGGAGTCGGTCAAGATTTCAGTGCCTTCCGCTATGCACTTCTGCGTCTTGGCTGCAGCATTCAGCGCTTCAACCTGGGACCCTTCAAGGTCCATGAACATCTGCTTTTCCATGTTCTTGTATAGGACACGCGCGGCCGGCGGCAGATCTATACGGATCACGTTTACGATCGGCTCTTTCAGGTCAAACCAGTCGGCTGCGTCGATCGTGATGCACACGTCGCCTAGTGCTTTTTGAATCTGCTCCTGCGCTTGATCGGTCGCCTCGACGCCAAACCCGGTATGCGAAGCGCGGAACCAGCGTTGTTTGAAGGCATCGTAGGTACGTCCGAGGCGATCGCCCTTATCCACGAACCACATCTGCCCCCACAGGTCTTGAAGGCCGTTAGGGCTCGGCGTACCGGTCAGCAGAATGATTCGCTTGATCTTGGTATGCGCAACGCGGGCGAGTGCTTTAGCACGCCGCGTACCTTGGCGCAGCCGGAAGCCCTTGAGCTTGGTCGCTTCGTCGACTACCACTGTGCGAAACGGCCACTTGTCGCCGAAGTGCTCGACCAACCATTCCAGTTGCTCAAAGTTCACCGTGTAAACATCTGCCTTCATGCGCAGCGCGGCCTGCCGTTCCTTGAGCGCGCCGCAGATCGTCACGACGTTGCGATGCTTCAAGTGGTTCCACTTCCGGTACTCCTGCGGCCAGGTGGTGCGCGCTACGCGCAAAGGCGCGACGATCAGCACCGGGTAGACATCCTCGGTAAGCGACAGGTCTTCCAGCGCCGTGGCCGTGCTTACGCTCTTCCCAAGACCCATGCCGGCCCACACGGCCAAACGCTTGGTCGCGTGGATCGCAGACATGATCAAACCTTGGTAGGCGTGCGGCTTATATTCAATTGCCATCTAGCACCTCGAACGAATCTACGGTGCAAAGGAAGACGACGCGCAAGGCTTGCTCTTCGTTCATTTCGAACATATGACATTCATCCCGTGTCATTCCCATTTCTTTAGCAAGCCAGCGGTACGCCGCAGATCGGGACATACCGCCGCTTTGCCACTTCGGATCGAAGGCTTTGTGCGCCGCCATTCGCGCTTTAGCGAGTGGGCTTCCCGGTTCAGCTTTGGCGCCCATTACCCGTACACCTGATTTGAATGAAGCGTTGCTGAAACCGGATTGTTCGTTTCGAGCGCCTTTATCACCTTGTCCACGGCCCCTTTGCTATCCAGCCAAATCACTTCGGCACCTGCAGCACGGCGACGCTCGTGGTCGCGCACCTGAGCTTCGGTAGGCTTTTTGCCGGTCGCTTTCAGCTCAACGAACAACACGCGCCCGCCGAACGTGATAAGCCGATCGGGGACCGAACGTCGCTGGGGGCTCGTAAATTTATCAGCCAGGGCGCCAATCTCTTTGCAGCGCTTCACGAGGTACGTTTCGATATCGCGTTCTAGCATTTTGGAATCCTCTCAAAGTAGAACACGACCGGTGCTCCAGTCTCTACGATAAGTCCGTACGCCTTAGCCAGCTTGTAGATCGGGTGATAGCTGTTCAGGCTATTGACATGGCCCTCGATCCAAAGGCGCCAACCTTCTAGTGTCTGCCGGCCTTTACTAATGTTGCATGGGGCGCAAGCTGGCATCATATTGGCTAGGTTGTGATTCTCGGGCTGATCTGCTTCTTTCCCCTGCTGTCGAATTAAAGGCTGAAGGTGATCTGCATGCCAGCGGCCTGTCAGTACCGCCCCGCAATACGCACAGCATCCTTCGTACTTAAGTCTTACGTGCTCTCGCTCCGCTTTCTTCAATCGCATAAAAGTTCTCCTCTATTTGTACGCAAGCTTATGCAAGATTCGACTTGTAGTCAACCTTTCCGGTAGCGATACGCTTCGAAGCCGGCGGCGGCGAGCGGCAGGCCTTCTGTCCAGTCGCAACCCGCTGACATCAGTTCGGCCAGGTGTCCGTGGGTGTAGTCGTCGGTGTCCGGCGCTTCGCTGATAATCTCGTCGTGGACTGTCAGCACGATTTCGTAACCGGCTTTCTCAATATCCGACATGCGGTAGGCCAACACATCCCGCGCGCTGGCCTGAGTCACGTTCTCCGCCAGCTTGCCCGAGTAGGTGCGCAGCCGTTCCCATTTTCGGCTGTACTGGTTGATCCCCATGTACGTAATCTGCCCGTCGTCCTCAACACGTGGCGACGGGTAGCACAGATATCGACCGGACGGCAGCATGACGCGCAGCCACGCGCCATCACGGCGGATCTTGTGGCGACGGCATGTCAGTGTGCGACCTGGATTGTTGATCGCGTCGCGGCAAGCGTTCTCCAGTTCCTTCCAGTAGCTGACAGTCTGCGGGTGTGCTTCACGCCACAGACGCTTAAAAGCTTCGCATACGATGAACGCCGAATCGCTAAGTCCGTATTGACTTTTGCCTTTACTCAACTGCCATTCGAGGAAGTCTTTCGCCTCCCGCAAAGTGCTATCCGGAATAGCGTTGATCGCCTTATCGGCCATGGCTTCCAGGTCGATGTTAAAGGCGAGCGAGAAAGTTATGAACGCACCGACGCCGCCGGCGTAGCCCAAGGCAAGTTCCATCGTCTTGCCGATCTGGCGCATGTCGCCGTCCACGTCGACAGGATCAATACCGAACGCCTTTGCGTAGGCGAGTTTGTAAAGGTCAAACCCTTCGCCGGCATCGAAGTCACGGAACGCTTGAAGCTTCCACTCTTCCCCTGCCAGCCAGGCGAGCTTGCGCCCTTCGATGTTGGAAAGGTCGGCCACTACCAGCTTCTTGCCTTTGGGCGCGATCACACAGCCGCGTGTAGCACTGCTGCAGGCTTCCATAACGGTTGTCATGCCAGGTCTCCATGAATCGCGGTAGCGATGGAAGCAACGCGTGCCGGGATGAACTCGGCGTACTCGGGGTTTAACTCACAGAGAACGGCTTTCCGGCCATGTGCCAAGGCTACGCCGGCTGTCGTGCCGCTTCCGCCGAAAGGATCTAGAATTACGCCTCCTACAGGGCAGCCGGCGAGAATGCACGGCTCGACAAGACGCGCGGAAAAGGAGGCACCATGACCGCTTATCCCTGTTGGGGGGATACTCCATACAGAGCCTTTTGCGAAATTCGGCAGAGAGGACCTATCAAAATAATATTTCTTAGTTTTGGAAAGAAGAAATACCTGCTCGTGCCTGTTAGGAAGACGATCTTTGCTTGGCTCGGGCTTGCCGAAATTCTTAGACCAGATGATTTCTTGCCGAAGAAACCATCCGTCTAACCGTAGAGAGAAAGCGACCCTCCATGGTATGCCGATAGTGTCCTTCTCTTTTAAGTCTCCATCCACTATCGATAGCCGTGTCAGGCCCATTTTGGTAGCTTCTGCCCACGTAGGTTCCTTAAATCCATTTAACGATGGCTGATGACTGGAAGTCCGTATTCGTCGGCGGTTATTCATGGTGTCCCCGAGGTTAAGCCAAAGCGTACCGTCGTCAGCGAGCACGCGGCGGACTTCACGGAGCACAGTCACTAGTGCGTTAACGAATTCGTCAGGCGTAGCCTCTAAACCCATTTGGCCGGCGACACCGTAATCGCGCAACCCAAAGTAAGGAGGACTCGTGACGCAGCAGTTAACCGACTGATCCGCCATGGTCTTCAGTGAAGTTAGGCAATCGCCGATATGCAATTCGTAAGGCGGCTTCGCAAGCATGTTCATACCAAATCCTCGGCATCCGCCTTCAAGGCTTCAATCCACTGTTCAATTTCTTTGTTTTTGATCGTAGGCCTGGCAAGATTCTGAGGCTGCCATAGGCGACCCGCCCACCGGCCGGTGCGCAACGCGCCACAGAACGCAAGAAGCCCCCGCAGCCTGCCGTCAGCGCTAACCCCGTTCAGAACGCGTTTGTACTTGCTGACCGACGTTTTGGAGGCCTGCGCGCGCACGACAAGCAACTCTTTAAGTTCCCACGGCAGATCCTCGTCCGCCAAAGCCTTTTCGATAGTGCTGCCCTTCATGTCGGCCAGGGCAATGCCGTATTCTCCCAGGATATGCTCAAGCATCCGATCTCGCTGGTTGGCACTGGTCACGGCGCCATCCGTCATTTCGTTGGCCTGCCTTGATAGTTCCTTCTGCGCACGGTCTGACGCACGAATGGCAGCGTGCGCCAAGTCGAGATCCATCAGCACCCCGCGTTCATTGATGCGCTGGTCGAGGTGCCACAATTCCTTTTCCGCACCCCGGTAGTTCCAGCGCGGCAGCTTCTTGTAAATCTCGCGCATGGCCTCAATGTCGAGACGCCCGTACTCGCGAAAGGCTTCCCACTCGACAGGATGCGTTTCGCGAGTAGCGCGCCGGAGGATCTGGTTCTTGGGCCGTGGCTTGCAAAACAACTGGATCAGCGCCTTGCCGGCCTTGTCCTTAGCCTTGTCCTTCGCGATTCCGAGAATGTCCCCAAGCTTTTCCAAAGCGCCCGGCAAGCTATGCGCCATAGCGCAGACCATCGTATCGAACGTCTCCTCTACCGGAATCGTGAAGCCAATAGCATGAGTCATTACGGTACGGTCAAACGCCGAATTCTGGATCACCTTTTCGTAAGACGGATCGGCCAGTAGCTCCATCAGATCCGACACGTCTTCATCCCCATCGCGAATGATCACTGGCCCATCGCCGACCGCCCACTGCCACATGATGATTTCAGCGCCTTCTGCATAACGGTGCGTGCCGTTGTTGATCGGCGTTTCGCAGAAGGTTTCTGTGTCAAGGAAAATGCATTTGTCGAGGTTCATCGTCCGTGTCCTTGATCAACGTTCTGGCACTTCTTTTTCCGTCGCTGCTGCGGCACCGGGCCGCCGCCGATTTCGTAAACCTTTTCCCAGCTCGGCCAGTTGAGGGTGAGGTCGCCGCGTTTCTGCGGAACTGAATGGATACGCGGGCGCCCCGGGTGCTTGGAATTCATTTCCACGGTTATGCCGCGGTGCTGGGCCGCCTTCTTCAGCGTGTGCCCGTCGGAATAGCCTATAACCCGCGCTGCGTACGCCCAGCTTCGCCGTTCCTTAGCCATTCGCTCCAGCGCTTCGCGCAAGTTCTCTCCCGTGTCCCTTAAGTACGCCAAGGCGCGGGAAGAGGGTTCGAAAGGGTCTTTGCCTGGGTGGCGGGAGAGCAGATGGCAGAAGCCTGGAGGGGAATACCCTAACGCCCTGGCCGTATCGAAACGGGACAGACCCTGCTCTGCGAAATCAGACACCAGTTGCCAGAACTCTACGCCCCACCGTGCTTCTACCAATCTTATCCCGGTCATAACTCGACCCTTTCATCCGCCCAGTGAATAGCCGCGCCGGCAATCAGAGGCACGCCAACGATAAGAATTAAAACGCCGATCACGAAGTACCAAGTCAAGTTTGCTTCTCCTGACGTGCGCGGTAGGCCTTGTTCCAACCATCCGCCCAACGCTTCAGGGAGAAGGAACACTTCTCAGCATCAAACGGGTTCTCGTCGCGCTGCAAGCCTTTCAGGAAGGCCTCGTAGCCTTGTTCAAACGCTGTCATTGCGCACCTCGAACTGAATTGGGCAGTATGGGGAGTTGAAGTCTTCACCGTACAGAAGCGCGGCTAGACCTTGCGCAGCGCGCCACGTATGCACCCACTGGACGTAACCGTTAAGAACGATAGGGGTTAGCATTTTTAGATCTCCTAGTCAGCGGCAAAAGCTATGTACTGAGTCGTGCCCGGCAGAACAAAGCTTTTCTTGAAACCAAAAATATTGATCAAGTCGTCGAGGTAGGCGTACGCGTCATACGCTTCGTCGAAACCCTTGGTCCGCAGAATCGCTTCATCCCCTCGGCTTAGCGGGTGCATTCAACACCTCCTAAACGATGAACGGATAACGGGATTTGTAGAACCGGGCCGCGTAGAGCGCGGCGGCGGGTTTGTACCCCTTGGCGCGGAGCTTCTTGTAGCACTGGACGCTGAATGTGATGTTCATTTTAGTTTTCCTCGCGGATGTTCCAATGGGCAGATACCGCTCGAATAGCCTCGTTAGGCGAATCTGAGCTGTAAGCGGAGGAGACTACGACATCGCAACCTTCGCAGTGGATGCTTGCGCTCCACTTGTCGGCTTCGGTTTGATCTACAGCCAGTAGCACCACGTCTTCGCTTAGGCAGAAAGGGCATGGTAGGAAAGTGATTAATTCAGCCATCTGGCGTTACTCCCTGCTGTTTGGTTTCGATAGGCCAACTGTACAACGTGTTACTTGTATTGTCTTGCGTATCCCGACGAGCGGTCAACAAAAAGCCCGGCTTGCGTCGGGCTTTTCGAATGGTTATACGGATAACCTTTATTTACGGACCGACTCGTAGAGCTTGATCAGTAAGAGGCCTACAGCGCACCCGATGAAGAAGCCGAGCACTAACGCTAGGCCGCCCCAGAACGGCGCTGTGACCCACCACCAGCTCCAGTTGATGAAACCGGTAAGCTTCAGGCCTACGAACAGGACGCCGAGCAAACCGAGTGTTGTAGCACCGCTGGAAGAACTCGACGACTTGCTCATGCCAGGTCTTCCGCGTCCGCGCCTTCGGCAATCTCTTCGAAGTCGCTGGCGTCTGCGGAGGTGCCGCCGCCGGAGAACGCTTCCCCGTCCTTCACAAACTGGATACCTTGAAGCTGGGCGTTGACGCGCTTCCCGTATTTATTCTCCTGTGCCCACACGTCAATGATCACGTTCACGTAAGAGCCGGAGTACGGTTTGCCGTCTGCGGCCACCAAAGGGCTGCGATCGCGATCCACGACGGTAGGTCGCACAGTGTTGTAGGCGTTGAAGTACAGGTTGCCTTCGTACCCGGCCAGGGAAGCTTTGCTGTCACCGTTGTGGGTCAGCAGCTTGTCGCCAGCTTTTAGTTCCTTCTTTACCGCACCCCACTTGTCGCCCCACTTGGCTTTGCCCACTTGGTCGATCACCGCATCGAGGCCGGCGATGCCTGGGTGTGCAGGGTCGAACAGGAAAGCCGCACTGAATTGCAGGGAACCGCTTTCAGAAGCCTTAGGTTCGAAGATGTTCGGGAAGGAAATGCGGGCGTTTTGGAAAGTATGTTTCATGGTGAATCCTCAGTATCAGTTTAGGTTGGGTATTTCTTACACGAGATCGTCGAAGTTATCTTCGACAACGGTTTCTTGCTCTACAGCGACAAGCGCTTCAATGACCTGCTCGTTAGCCGTTTTGAACTCTTCTACTTCCACCGACAGCTCTTCGAACTGCTCAGCAATCGCCATGCTCAATGCAGGACGCTTATCGCTGGCCGGTGCTACGGATGGCTTGCCATCGCTACGCCCGATCAATGGCTGGAGCTTGTTCCACTTGCGTGGGTTGGCTTCCTTCAAGACCTTCTCCGCCGTTGTGGGGCTGATCAGCTTGAAGTCGTACATTTGGTCGACCTTCAACCTCATCGCTTTCAATGCGGCTTCTGCTTCCGCCTCGTCCTTCCAGCTACGTGCACCCTGGCGGCCTTCGACCAGCTTGTAACGGGCATCGGTGAACTTACCTGCCAGGAGGCGTCGCTCAACTTCAGCGCGTACAGCTTTGGCGAAGCCTTCGATCATATCGGCAGCGTCCATCAGGGTCGCCAAACGCTCATCGTCAGCCGTAGCTACCGCTTCCGTCGCCGCTTCCAGCGATGGCCGAATGCTTGGTTTCTTGACGACGAAGCAGCTCAAGTCATCGGAAGTTTCGGCTTCATGGAAACTGATCGCCGCCGGCTTCACGCCGAACGATTGCGCCAAAAGCTTTTCAGCCTGCGGCATTTCTACCTTGACGAATCCTTTTTCGAGATCCACGAACTCGCCCGCAATTAGCTCCATGGTGTGATCGGTACGCTCGTTGCATGTAGCAGCTCGCTTGCAGAACTTGCACTGCTTCTCCCCGGGTGTTGCGGGAAGCATTTCGCCTGGCGTGAACGCGATCTCCTTGGACGCTTTGCGGATCAGTTCGATACGCGCATCAAGCTCGGTCCGAGTAATTACGTGTTCGTCGAAGTGCTGCAAACGCGGCTGCAAGATGTGCAGGTGGATCTGTTCCACTTCACCTACGAAGTCGAACTCCTGCAAACCGGCGTCGGTGTACATTTCCTGCTGCTCGTTATCGGCGGCGTAAACCTGCACGCCCATGCCCCACTTAAGATCGATCGAGTGCGCAACGCTACCCTTTATGATCCACACGTCAGTGGTGCCGGTGGCCGGCTCTACTTCGTCTTCGCTGTAGAGATCGCCATTGTCGAAGTCGACATACTGGCCGGCGTCATTCTTGAAGCAAACTGCGCCGGTAACCTTGTGCCAGTGCTCTCCGGTGATGTGCGCAATGCTCAGCTTCTGTTCGGTGTAGATCGTTGCACCATCTGCGACAGCCCGAACGTAATCCAAAGCCTTCTGCATTGGGCCGATCATGTCGAGTCCGACCGGGTATTGGCCGGACGTGTGGAACTCGGTTACGCCGTCTTTAACCTGGATGCGCAGACCCTGAAAGTCTTTTGCGTCCTTATTTTCCAGCAGGCACTGCTCCATCAGGAAATGCGCTGCGGTGCCTTCGTCCGCAAAGCTGCTCGACTGGTCGGGCAACCCGCGTTCCCGATGCGGCTTAGCCAAGCAGCGAATAGCTGCTGGCATACCGCTAGGACTTAAGAGTGCATGTGCGCCCATTAGCGTTCACCGTCAAGAAGTGGCAAGTCGCCAAGCGCTTCACTGAGAAGCTCAAGGAATTCAAAGTTTGTTAGCGAATTGATCTGCCGCTCCGGGTAATCGCCTGTTTCGATTTGCTCTTGGTTAGCGCTGACCTCGACGAATCTCACTACCGCCTCTAGAATTTTCATGGCGTTAAACCTCCAGTGCCTGCAGATCGGCGTAGACGGCTTCCAGCTTCACCTGATCATTCACGGTGCTGAAGTCGTCTTCTTTATCTAGAAGCACTTTGAGGTTCGCAATACCGTGCTTGGCGTTGAGCGCCTTGATCGCGTCACGCTGCGTCGGGGCCAGTTTGAGCACCAATGCGCGGACTGTTTCGTAAGGTACTGCGGTGAAGTCCGGTACGTCGTCTTTTTCTTCGACAACTTCAGCCTTCGCGGCTGCTTTGGCGTCGGCGAAAGCTTTTTTGTCTTCAGCCGAAATAACTTCGGTTACGTCTGTGGGTTTGCTGATCTTTTCAGTCTTCGCAGGCTTCTCTGCTGTAGGCGTACGGCCGGCTAGGGAGAGGGTCAGCAGCTTGACGGCTTCGGTGTTGGTGTTCAGCGCTTCGATATGCTTTTGGATCAGGGCGTCGATCGACATGTTGCAAGTTCCTTTTCGGTTAAGGTGTGCCGCAGATGGTAGAGAGCGGCACAAGGTATGTCAAGTAGTTTAATTGCTATTGCTTGTAGCTATTTACCTAATGCTTCCGCGACAGCGGTTTCAGCCTCTTCGAAAAGCCAAAGCGGAATGTCGCCCTCGAAGTGGTTCAGGAAATCGTTAACGGCTTTCAGCAGTTTTGGCGAAGCGGCGATCAAATTGGCGTCTTCCTCTCGGTAGACATAGTCAACCGCCTGCTCTTGGTCTTCGTTGAAATCGATCGCGTAGGCCTTCTGCTTATGAAAAGCGCCTTCGATCTCCCGCTTGATCCATGGACCTGGTGTGCCTTTAAATTGGTTCATTGTCCTTCTCCTTTCCTGTTGTGAATGCAGTACCAACCGTTCGAGGGGCTGGAACTACCTTTGCGGTGGGTGCCGTTGTCAAATGGGAATCCCGAGCACTGGCATCCGTACTTCTTGTGCTCAGTCCTAAGCCGATAAACGTCTACCCGGTACGTGCCGCCGCAGTCGCAATGCACGATCGGCTCTATACCTTTTGCTCGTGCTTCCCTGCACGCTTTGCACTTGCAGCCGTTGCGCATGTTCTCGGGTAGCTGCAAGTGCAAAGCGTGCCGGCGCAGCGCCGGCAGCGGCATGGAAAGCGTTTCATTCAGGTTTGCGTATAAGGTCAAACTTTTCCAGTAGCGCTTGCATGCCGGTTTTGGTGCAGTACTCTCCCTCTACGAAACCTTCTGCCAACAGCTCTTCAATCTCGCTATGGAGTTCGTACAGTTCAGCTTCCTCGCGGGTTGCAAACTGAGAATTGTCTTGCGTTACGAATACGTGCTTTTCAGTGATCATCAGATTTCTTCCTTTATCAGTTCGGTACGCAGGATCTGTACTTCCCTCGGTGCGGTGAAATTGAGCTTCGCGTGACCTTTGGCGAGGTCAACGACGCAAACCGAAATGCCTTCAGCAATTTGCAGGGAGTCACGGAACCGGACGCGTTCGGTCTGGAGCGTGGACAGGATCCGCATTTTGCAGAACCCGCCGCACACATCGAGGATGTCAACGTATTCCGCTACGCCGTCGATGATCAGCCGCACGGCTTGGCCGGCTTTACGCGTCAGTACGAGATTGGTCATACGTCTTCCTCGACGATTTCGAATTTGCGATAACCCTCCGCTACTAGCACGGCGGCCAGTTGACGGATCATGTCACCTTGAGCGCCGCATTTACGCCATATCAGATCGATAATGTCGTTGCGGGTTTGCTCTGCAGCATCGAAGATCGGTGTTGCGTTATGGTCAAGCCAAACCGGATGGCAATCCGATGACTCCCATCCTCGACTGCTGAACACCAGCCACTCCATTAATGTTTTACGATAGTAATACCCTGCGCTTGTATGCGTCGCACCTTTTGGAATACTCATTTGCGCATCACCTTTTCCATTATCAGATCCACTTCGTAGACAGCGGCTTGCTTATCCATTCGGTCGATCGGGTTGTCTCGTAGCCCGACCATCAGGTCGCGTTCGTTCAGTGCGTACCCGGTTTGCGTGATCCAGTGGCCGGGCAGCCATGGGGTTAAGTCAGATACTGGCGGCTGAAGCATGGCGCCTCCTAGGCGAAGTAGAACGCGAGGAGGATTAAACAGAGCACGGTCAGGAACATGAAGTCGGCGTCGTCCATGTTAGGTCTCGCTCTTCGGGTAAAGTCTTGAAATCTCCAAGCGTAACGAAGCTGCGCTAAGGCTGCGCAGTTCTGTCCATACACCGCGTTGCCCGTAGAACAGTTCTACTACGCCGTTGCCTGGGCATAGATTGATTTCGTTTTGCTCGCACGCTTCCAGCGACTCGGCCAGGGTTAATAACGCTTCAGCCTGTGCGCGGGTGATCATGACTTTAACTCCTTAAGTAACGCGCGGGCTGCGATCAAACGTTGGCTGATACCTACGTCCCAGTCGTTGCCAGGGTAGCCATTCGCTAACTCTTCGAGCGAGTTGATCAATGCTTCAAACTGGGCGTCTTCCGGATATTTCTTGGCGTCACCTTTATAGGCGTGCGGTGCTTCGAGGTCGAAGCCTTCCATGGCCGCTTCTAACGCTTTGTCTAGAGTCTCCCCGTGGAACGCCTCGGAAATGGGGCTCTCGTCCCAGAGGACTGTTACTTGATACCCGTCAACCACGTAGAGAATGTCTACCTGCCGATGCAGCGTATTGGCTTTCTGAAGCCATTCGATCTTGTCGTAGTAGGTATTCACGGCTTGCGTACTCCTAGCAGTTGTTCGGGGACGACGCGCAGGCGGGTGGCGCCTACCGTTACGTCGTAGCTCTTCGTACCGACCTTCACGACACGCGCCAGGCACTTGTGGTACTCGCTCTGCGTGTCGTTAATGCGGACGGTCTGTTCGGGTTTGAAGCGGTTCATCAGCTTTATCCTTTTCCAAGAATCCCGGTATGAAAGATCCTAGACATTCTGCTTCTACTGCTTGCCGTCCGGTTTCGTGTGCGAGGTCGTATAGTAGCGCTCGCACGCGGAGGAGCCAGTCTGTGTCGACCTCAGTCGTAAAGTGTTCTGAATTTGCCATAGAAAGCCTCTACACCCATTTTTGGTTTACCGCCGCACTCGATATCTCGGTACGCGCAGTAATCAAAGTAGAGGCGCTTTAGCTGCGCCTCGCTTAGATGTCTCATTTGGCCGCTTCCATGAAGTCGCCGAAGGAGATCGCCTTACCGCAGTGAAGCCATGCTGCTACGTGTTCGGCGGCTTCTTGCTCGGTCCAGCCTTTCGCTTTGATCAGGCCCTTGACGAAAATGCTGTTTACCGAGTTTTTGATGATCTGCGCTTGGGTTTTCATTTCGTGTTGCTCCGTGTTGTTCGCTTCAGTGACTGCACTATACAACACGAAACTTGCGATTGCTTGTATGTCCGACGAACGGTTAGGGTTTCAGCAGATCTTGACCCGCTTCGGTTATTACCCATTTTCCACGACGGTAAAAAGACCCCGGTATTTCTGACCACTCGATGTCGGTAAGTCCACGTCGCTTTAGGGCGTTCATGATTGAATTCGTACAAGATCCGTAGTAACCATCCGGATTTTTATTAAGATCTCTTAAGTACTGAAGCTGTTTGTAGCTCAGGTCTTTAGCTTTCATTTCTTCCGATCTCCTCGGTTCGTATTGATCAAAGGTTTCTGGCCGTCCTTCAACGGCCAGGGTGATTCCGTATGGCAATCCGGGCAGTGGATAATGCGCAGGCTGCTCATGCGTATCACGTCCGGGTTACCGCACTTGGGACATTGGAGGGTCACGAATTAGCCCTTTTGATATCTGCGCCGAGGGTCCGGTAAACCGTATCGTGGTAGCGCATGAGTTTCACCGCATACGCTTTTGAAATCCGTCCCGCGTCTATGCGCCAGAGAAAGCGAATCGTTGCTCCAGTCTGCTTGGCGGTTACGGAAATCGTGCCCGTATCTTTAGGACCTAGGTATATGCGCTTTTCGACAGTTGCCGGCTTTTCGACAGTGCATGCTGCAAGAGCTTTACACGTCATAGACTGAATTTCTCTGTTGTAGATGGCCATGTTCATTCACCTAACAATGCGTCGCCGAGAGCGTCTAGGCATTCGTTCCATCCGGCGCACTTCCCGAGCCCGTAAGTGGAAAAAGTATCTACGGCAGATTTTCGCTCGGGCAATTTTACGCACGCATTCTTGTTCAGCTCTTGTGCCAGGGCGTGGCATTGGTTCGTGGTCAATACAGGCAGTACTTTCGCAGCTTCTACCGCCTGCATAACGCTTTTCATCGTGTGCTTCACGCTATAAATCCTCCTGGCATGGTTCGAACAATTCGCTGCGCAGCCACTTCATGCATCTGGCCTTTGGCGCAGTCGCTGGTGTTGACTTTTGACATCTTGCGTTTAGCTGGGCGCTTTTTCATCGATTGGATTCCCTAGAAAGGTGGGTCATCAAGGTTTGCGAACATATCGCGGGTACCGCGTGTTTCTTCGATGCGTCGGCGTTGTGCTCTACGCTCGTTTATGATCGCCTGCCGGCGCCAAACATCGTCGAAGTCCAAACGATCTTCATCTGGCATGTCGTAGTAATCCGACAGGCCCTGTGAATAGCAGTCATCAGCTATCTCACCCATCTCAATAAGTCCCATTCACGTTATCAGGAAGCGAAAACATATCGCCGGAGATAGGGTCGGCGAGCATAGCCGACGCCACTGGCAGGATAATGAAGCCGACCCAGTACCAGCCAGTAACGTGCGAGTCGAGTTCCACGGTCGGCCCTTTGTCGTAGGCAACCTGGTAGGTCTGCCCGTCGAAGAAACCCGCTGCTGCGTCCAGGTTAACTGTAGCCGGCGTGACGCCTGTAGCGACGCGCTGACCATCTTCGTCGGTAACGCTGAAGTGCTGACCGCTTGGCTCGGACGTGACCTGCACGTCGGTCCTACGGTCGTTCATGATGGTCGAGCACCCGGCCAGGGTTGTGGCGAGTAAAACAGCGAGAAGGCGTTTCATGGTTGGTCACTCCGTTGGGTTGTGGTGAACAGGTTTGAATTTCGTTGGTTTGTTTTCGCGGAGCATGAAGCTGTAGAAGATGAGCAAAGCGAACATGGTTGGATCTCCGGGTGTCTGTACTGACAAAGCCCGCCTCAGCGGGCTCGACATCAGAACAGCAGGACAAGAATGAGTAAGGTAATCATGGCGATTCTCCTAGGGTTGGTGGGTCCGTCTCAGCGGCGTTGAAGCTAGATTACAAGCAGTCACTTGTATTGTCTAGTGCTATTTTCGCCGTTCGTCGGGCAAGAAAAACCCCACCGAAGTGAGGTTAGTTTTAATGGTTATCCGGATAACCTTTAGGCGGTTGCGCCCAGGGTGCCGGTGACCTTCTTGCCGAACTCGGCCTGCACATCCGGCGGCAAGTACTCCCACAGTGCGCCAATGGCGATGCAGGTAGTGCTCTTGGCGAAGGTAGGGTGCTGCTCCGGCTTCTTATCGATGTCGTTCGCCGCTAGCGATACGGGAAGGTTAGTGATCGCTTCTCTCAACTGATACATGGTCTCGAACGACTTTACGTCCAGTTTGAGCGAGAAGCCGCGGCGGGCGATGGAGAGGTAGAGCTTGACGACATCCGGGGCCGGCTTCTCTGTCGAGCCCGCTGCAGGACGCCCCCTGGTCATACTCCAACCGTTCGCTTGGTAGGCCTCGGCGGCGATCTTGTTCAGGTGCTCTACGTCGTTCACGTCTTCTTCACGCAGGACCATGAAAAAGTCCCGTGAAACGTTTTCGACTACGCCGTAGGCTTCTTCAAGGTCGGTAAATACTACTGATAAGTTTTTCATGATGTGCTACCTCGAATCAAAGGATTGGGTAGCGTCCGTGCCCGTACTACGCCGTCGTTATCTTGTCTGTGCGGTAATTTCAATATACAAGCGGTTACTTGTATTGTCTAGTATATCCGATGAACGGTAGCCCATGCGAATCCTCCGGGCGCACCTTGGGCTAGGTCGCAACTTTATACAAGCTTGCAGGCACTTGAGCAAGTGTTGTAGGATGGCGCCATTCCAAAACGAGGTAAAAGAAATGCGTACACCTGAAGAAAACAAGCTGCGTGACGAATTCGCGAGACACGCCCTGGTTGCTATCGCGCCCTTGGTGTGGGAGCAGTCGGACCTGTACGCAACGGAAGCCGATCTTATGCGCATGGTTGCCGAATCCTCCTATCTGATGGCGGACGCGATGATGAAAGCGCGCAACCTACAAACCGAAGGGAAAAACTGATGGACAAGCGACTCAAAGCACTGACCGAACAAATGATCAAAGACGGCGTTTCCTCTACCCTCCTAAACGCCGTCATGGGCGCCAAGAAGTACAGCGGCGTGCTTCACGCCATCGTAAAGGCCGGCGGCTTCTCGCAGATGGCGCGTGAAATCGGGGTTTCCTACCAGGCCGTCCAGCAGTGGTCTAGTCAGGGTTACGTGCCCCTTACCCGGGTGACCGAGATCGAGGCGCTATATGGTGTGCCCCGCACTGAGCTGATGAATCCCAAGTACGCCGCCGCGTTGGCCGATCCTAGCTTCCCGTCAGACGTATAAGCCGTGGGAGCCGCGAAGATGGCTAAGAAATTTGAGCACCTGCGTGCGCCGGACGCGCTGCGGGATCTAAAAGGGTGGCTGGTATGGCACTGGCGCCAGAAGCCGGGTAGCCCCAAGCCCTCCAAGATGCCTTATTACGTTTCAGGGAAGGTACGCACAGGCACACACGGCTCCGATTCGGATCGCGCTAACCTGGTGACGTTTGAAGAGGCGAAGGCTTTCGCCGAGAAGAACGACTTCGCCGGCGTCGGCTTGGCCTTAATGCCGGAGTTCGGCATCACCGCCCTAGACTTCGACAACTGTGTAAAGGATGGCGCTATAGATCCGCGTGTCGAAGAACTGACCGTCGGCACCTACGCAGAGTTAAGCCCGTCGGGTAATGGTATCCGCGCTTTCGTGATGGGTGAATCGCCCGACCACAAAGACAGTACGCCAGCCGATGGTTCGTTCGGCTTTGAGACGTTCCACGCTAAAGGCTTCGTGACCTTCACCGGCCACGTTACCGAGCTGACTGAAATGACCGGCGTGGAAAACACGGTGGCGCCTATGAGCGATGCCGTCGTGGCGTTCTGTGGAACCCGGTTCAAGCGCGCAGCGCGGGTAAGGGCTGAATGCGTGGGTGCAGGCAAACCGACGTTCGGCATGTCGCCTGAGCAGATCACCGAGTTGCTTAATAAGCTGCCTGACGATCTCCATTACGAAGACTGGCGCAACGTCGGCATGGCCGTCCACCACGAGACGGAAGGTGAAGGATTCGACATTTGGCACGAATGGTCGATGAATTCACCGAAGTACACGTCGCAGGAGTATTGCCAAGGGCGCTGGAGTTCGTTCGGGGTTAACAGCAGCGCCGACTACACGACCATGGGTACCATCCTCCAGATGATCCGCGAAGCTGGCGATGAGACTGGTTTCGAGACAGCTAGCGTCGACGAGTTTGAAGTGCTGCCGATGCCTAAGGGTGGAAAGTACAACATCCGTTCGCAGTCTGAGTTCACCAGCAGCTTTCGGAAAATCCCTTGGCTGATAAAAAACTTCCTGCCTAAAGCGACTCTCGGCGTTATCTATGGCGAGTCGGGCTCGGGTAAGTCCTTCTTAGCCTACGACCTCTGCGCGGCGATCTCCCGTGGCCTTGATACATGGTGCGGCAAGCGGGTAACCCAAGGGCGAGTGCTTATTGTGGTCGCTGAGGGCGCACAGGGCTTCCGGCAACGCATCGACGCCTACTGCCATCAGCAAGGCGTAACTCCTGGTGATTTTCAGGTCGACTACATCAGCGATTTCATCCCCAACTTGACTATCCCGGCTAACGTCACCGATTTGATAAAGGAGATCAACGATCGAGAGCCATATGATCTGATCGTCATGGATACCTTCGCCCAGGTGATGCCGGGCGCCGACGAGAACAGCGGTAAGGATGTAGGCGCAGCATTGGCACAGTGCAAGCGTATCAACGTCAAAACGGGCGCTATGGTTCTTCTGGTACACCACAGCGGTAAGGATGCCGGCAAAGGCGCCCGCGGCTGGTCCGGTCTCCGCGCAGCAGCTGACGTAGAGCTAGAGATCACCCGAAAGGAAAACGATCGGGCTATTAAGGTGACCAAGTTGAAAGATGGAGAGGATGGCGCCTCAATGGGGTTCAAGCTGCACACTGTCACGCTCGGAGAGGACGAAGACGGCGACGACATCACGAGCTGTATTGTTGAGTTCTGTGAGGTGTCGGCGAAGCTGAAGAACGACAAAGGGATTACTGGTAAGAACAAGCGTTTGGCCTTCGATAGGGCGCACGACATGGTCGGTCTGAACCCTGGCGGCGAAGTAACAACACAGGAGCTGATTGCGGCGATGATTACTGAAATGCCCCTCAAATCAGGAGAGCGAGACCAGCGAAAATCTGTAGCGGCCAGGGCGATTACTACCCTAGTTAATGACGGTTTGCTGTGTGAAAACATGCCTGGCGTGATCTCCTTGCCGGCTGAAGGTAATGCGCAATGAATGCGAATACGCAAGAATTGCTGCTACATTTGCTACAAATGCTATTTTTAGCTATTTGTAGATGTAGCGGAAGGTGCTAAGTGTTCTGCTACATCTACTACATCACCCCCTTTAGGGGTGTAGTAGTGTAGCAATGTAGCATCCGGGGTTTTTGTAGCTTTTTGCGGATTTGAGGGAATGAGATAAACCCGCAAGAATTGCGCGTAATGCAGATAACGACCCCTGGACGAGACGCTTATCCCTCCTCGGTGTTCGCAGGTTACGAAAAGGATTATCCTGATAACCTTTCTCAGGAAGCAAAATGATGGCTTGCTCTGCGTGCGCCCGGCGACGGGCCAAACTCAAACGACTACTGGACTTAGCCAATGAACGATTCGAAGAACTCAAGCAACGGATTACTGGTGCTCAAGCTGAAGGGCGCCGCGACAGCGGAACTGATCGACAGCCTACTGGCCGTAATCACGCCGACGGCTGAAGCGTTGGGCATGGAACCCTTGGTTCTGCCACCTGGTGCGGACGTTGAGCTGCACAGCGGCACTCACGCTTTGCTGGAGCGCGTATGCGTGGCGCTAGAGGCACTGGTCAAGCAAGGCGAGCCGCCCGAGCTTAGCGAGGCTCAGATCGCACCACAGGCGCTTAACGCTAGGTCGACAGGGTTGAACAGCCGCACGGCCCTGGACGCGGTACTCGCTAAGCCATTGCTGCCAGGTGGCCCACGTGGCTAAGACACGCGTCACCATGCAGCCCACCCGCGCCAAAGAGGTCAGCACGCAGGCTGTGCGGATGCTGAACCCTGACGCATGGCGCGAAGGGCTGACCACTGCACAACGTGGGTACGGTGGGAAGTGGCAGCGATACAGGTTGAAGTTCCTTGAGAGGAACGTGCTGTGCGTCATGTGCCACGCGCAGGGCAAGGTGACTGAGGCCACGGTCGTCGACCACATCGTCGACCATCGAGGTAACCAGGCGCTGTTCTGGGATCGGGCTAACCATCAGGCCCTGTGCAAGCCATGCCACAGCGTCAAGACGGCAGCCGAAGGCGTAGGCGCTGCGCGTCTAGGCTGATCCGCACCGGTTGCGCGTTCGCGCTACCATCGATCCACCCCTAGCACAATGACCGTTCGTCCGCGCAGCTGATGCGCGTTCGGCGTTGCATCGATCGTGCCAACTCGATCTGAATGAGAACGATTCGCGCATTTCGATGCGATAAAGGCGATGAACGGTCGAATTTCCACGCAAATGAGAACGATTCGCGCGTTTTCGATAGGATTCTCCTATGCCGGGGGGTATGGTGATAGTCAGGGCCTAACTTGCTCCCTGATAGATCGGAA